AAGCCATAGATGAACTTATCCTGGAGAATATTAAACTAAAGAAAACGCTATCAGGGATAAGCAATGGGTTTAAATCATTAGAAGTAATAGGTTAATTAAATAATAGAAAGGAATAATGACAATAGCAATAACCAAAATAATAAAGCCTCCAAAGAAAATGAAGTGGAAAACATTCTGTAATAAAGCCGATGATCTATTCCGTATATTAGTAAAAGCCGATGGTGTCTGTGAATGGTGCGGTAAGTCTACAGGACAGCTCCACTGCCATCACGTGATCGGTCGTACGAATAAGCGTCTCCGTTGGGATATGCGTAATGGAGTATGTCTCTGTGCGGGCTGCCATAAGATGAACGCAGGAAACGCCCACGATGACCCGATAGCATTCCTATTATGGTTTAAGGAAACAAGATACGATGATTATGAATACGTATGCAGGGTTAAGAATGAGCTATGGGACCGGGATTATGATAAAGTGCTAAAATATTTAAAGGAGCATAATGCAAGCTAAAACATATCACACTACATCAGCCCGCCTCACTACAAGCTTGATTGATAGTGAGGGCAAGTGGGTACGTCAGTCAAAATATATGCCAGTGCCAAGACCAGCAGAGAAGTCCAATTATTACCAAAAAGTGTTTAAGCTTATAGACGATGATACCGAATGCTGTGTAAACTGCATACACCTGAAAATAGAAAATTGCATGGTATCTGCTGACACAGTAGACATATATAACTATTTACTGGTAAAATGTAATAGTCCGATATGCAAATACAAGGCACTGGCTACCGGGAATGTTACTATCAGGGATTTGTTTATGGGGTACAAGTATTGCTTAGAGGAAAGATTATATTGTTATGAATAACCAATACTGGGAAGCCGAATTCTGCAACGCATACGGTATGCTACTTGACATGCTATACACAGTCAAGGGATATTCATACTCTGATGAAATAGGTACGATGGATAAAGACCCTGATCTACAGCTTAAACTAATCGAGGTCAAAGCTGATATCAAGGCTGACAGGCGCAGGGGCATACTACACCAGAAATATCAGGAGTATGCTGTATTGATATATAAAATTATAAGGGTGTGAGATGAAACCATATTACGAAGAACCGAATATTACAATCTATAATGTTGATTGTTTGGAGATTATGAAAGAATTTGAAGATAACCAATTTGATTTATGTTTAACCGACCCACCTTATGGGAAGCAATGGGCAAGAGGTGTTAATGGGATAGGAACATTAATACAGAAGAATGAAAAACCTAAAAATTTACAATGGGATAAAAAAATACCTGCAGGAGAATATTTTACAGAATTAATAAGAATAAGTAAAAATCAAATTATATTCGGTGGAAATTATTTCACTGATTTTTTGTACCCCTCTAATTGTTGGATTGTTTGGGATAAAAAAGATAATAGTTTTAAAAATGTTTTTGCAGACTGTGAATTAATATGGACTTCTTTTAATAGAGTGGTGAGAAAATATAAATTTATCCAACAAGGTTTTATCGGTGAAAGCAAGGATAAAAGATATCATCCTACTCAGAAACCATCTGAATTAATAAGAATGATTTTAGAAGATTACACTAATAAAGGTGATACAATCCTCGACCCATTCTTAGGCTCCGGCACAACAGCAAGAGCCTGCAAAGACTTAGGACGTAAATGTATCGGCATAGAAATATCAAAAGAGTATTGTGATATAGCAGTAAAGAGATTAGGGCAGGAAGTATTATTTTAGTTGATATATCGTTTATTTTTCCGCTACATTATGTTATAATAGAACTATGAAAAAAATATGTAAGATATGTAAAAAGAGCAAAACGATTGATAATTTTCATATACATAGATGGCGCAAGGACGGACGTGAAAGTCGTTGCAAGGAGTGTAGGAAAAAGTTAGATCATATTGTATATAAAAACTATAGAGATACCCCAGAGGGAAAAGAAAAAACTAAAAAATATTACGCAAAGAACAAGGAACATCTAAAAGCTAAAGCTAAAGAATATGCTGATAGAAATAGAGATAAAATTAATAATAGGAATACAAAATGGAAGATTAAGAATAGAAATAAGTGCTTAGTGTATAATAAGAAATATTATTCTAGAAAAAGATTGATACCCGCTATAAGGCTCAATGAAAATATATCTAGTCAAATAAACATTGGTTTTAATGGCAAGAAAAATGTTATAAAGTGGCAGGAATATGTCGGTTATAAGTTAGAAGATTTAGTTAATCATTTAGAAACGTTATTTAAAATTGGTATGTCTTGGGATAATCATGGTAAGGATGGTTGGGAAATAGATCATATTATCCCTAAAAGCCTTTGGGAATTTAAGTCATATGAAGACAGAGAATTTAGGCAATGCTGGGCTTTATGCAACCTACAGCCATTATGGGTAATTGATAATAAGAAAAAATATAATAAATGCATTTGACTTATAGGCACCTTTTATGATATTATCTAATACATAGCGGTCACAGAAGTCTTTAAAACCAATAACCAGATTGACAGTCTAGCAGATTACCGTCTTGAAAGGGGCGGTTTTTTCATGGGATTTACCATACTCAACACATTAGACACAGCAACCATAAAGGCACTTAACGCACGCTTTAATAAAAACTATCGTAAATCAATACCACTAAAGACAATAACCGAACTCTCAAATCATAAAGATGTAGAATTTAATAGGATGAAGAAGTTCATAGAGAGCAATCAAGAAGTACATTATGATAAGAATACATATTAGGGGATGACAGGGAAGAAGTCTTACCCATAACGGGTACGACTTAACCCGGCTTCAATGCCGGCATCTCCATCAATGCGGTAAAAACTCTGGTGAGTTAGTAGGTTTCATAAGCCTAACAGGTGGGTTCGATTCTCACTACCGCTACCAAAATTATGAATATAAACATTAAAAAATTAACGAGTGAAGAAATACAGGAGCTTAATGTTCATGCAGCGCAAAGGTTAATGCTGGAAAATACTAATATGCTGATAGACTTAGAGGGTGAATTATTTAATGCAAGTAGGCAATTAGGCGAGGCAAGGATAAAAGTAGAACAGCTAAAATCTTACAAGAGTGCTATTATTGAAACAAACAGGGCAATTAAGGCAGTGATCGGCAGTGGATGAAAACCCGAAAAGTACGGGACAAATACGGGAATATCAAGATAAGCCTGGGGGGCAATTTAAGGAAGGCAATCCCGGCAAACCAAAGGGTGCTAAGAATAAATACAGCATGGCAAAATTAGAAAAAGCTATGGAGGCTGTTGAAGATGATCTAAACGGGGATATATTTAAAAGGTTTGTAGAGATGGCATGGTATAATCCCGGGTTAATGATAGCCTTAATGAAAAAATTTGTACCTGATAAAGAAAAAATAGAACATGACATACCAGAAGGAAGAAAAATTACAATCGAACATATTGGACGTGAAAGTAAAGGTAACTAATGTTTATAACTGGCTTGAACAGTCCAAAGCTGAAATCAATATCCTCCGGGGTGGGCGTGGAAGTTCAAAGAGCCATTCACTGGCACAGTTCTTTATACTTGAAAAGCTACAGAACAGCAATAACAAAACATTTGTAATAGCACGTAAAACATTACCGGCACTAAAGAAAACAGCATATAAGCTGGTAATGGATTTGATAAAAGAATATGGCTATTTGAGTCCGATAGATTACAAGCTGAATAAATCCGATATGGAACTAACCTGGGGTAGCAATACCCTGTATTTTCTATCGGTGGATGACCCGGAGAAGATTAAATCACTCAACACCGATGATGTCTGGCTTGAGGAAGCAAACGAATTTACTTTCGATGACTTTACACAATTTAACTTGAGATGTGCTGGGCAGATTTATATGTCGTTTAATCCTATATCTGCGCTTCATTGGATCAAGAGGCTACTGGTTGATAGCGGTAATTATAATGTAGGCGAGAATGTATCAACCTATAAGGACAATCTAAAGTTTATTCCTACAAGGCAGATACGAGAGATTGAGGCACTTGAGAAGATAGACTTTAATCTGTTTAAGATCTATGCCCTCGGCGAATGGGGCGTACTTGAAAATATCATATACGGCAAGTGGAAATTATTTAATAAGGTTGAGTTTAAAGATAAGGTCAAGTTTATAGATGGTAAGAAAGTAGATGATATAACTTATGGATTGGATTTTGGGTTCAGTAATCAATCCTGTCTTACAGAGATTAACTGGATTGAAAATGACTTTATAGTACATGAACTCCTGTATCAGGCCGGACTTACCAATACCGAACTTATCGAGCGTACTAAAAAGCTAATACCAGTAGAACACCGGTACCGGGAAATATACGCAGACCACTCGGAACCGGACAGGATAAATGAATTTTATCAGGCAGATTTTAATATCCATAAGGCCCGCAAAGATGTAACCGCCGGGATAGATTATTGCAAAACCCGGATGTTGGGGATTACATCGGGCAGTACAAACGGGATCAAGGAACTGCAATCTTATAAAAGACGTGAAGATAAGGATGGTAATGTGATGGAGGAACCCGTTAAATTCCAGGACCACTTTTGCGATAGCATGAGATATGGGGCTTATTCAAAGATAAGCATTACGGGTGATTCTAAGGTAGCGGACTTCTCTTTTCGTTAATAGAATTTAATTAGTAAATATGTTATACTAAACATAGTTAATATCATGGGGGTTGCTCGTACCAATCCCCACCTTGTACGAGGAGGAACAAATGCCACAGCTTGGTAAAAAACATAGCGAAGAAACTAGATTAAAAATGAGTCTGGCGCGAAAAGGTAAAAAGAGTCATTGGTTTGGAAAACATTTTTCTGAAGAACATAGAAGAAACTTGGGTAAAGCGCATAAAGGAACTAAAGCTTCAGAAGAAACTAGATTAAAGATGAGTAAAGCGCGTAAAAGAGAAAATTTATCAGAAGAAACTAGATTAAAAATGAGTGAATCACACAAGGGTAATAAACATTGGAATTGGAAAGGTGGAAGATACAAACATAGTGGTTATATTCAAGTCCGCGCTTATGAACATCCTAACGCAAATGCGTCAGGTTATGTTTTAGAACATCGTTTGATAATGGAAAAACGCATAGGAAGATATTTAAATTCTTATGAAGTTGTTCATCACATAAATGGTATTAAAGATGATAATAGAATAGAGAACTTAAAATTATTACCCGGGAACGAGCACAATACCAAAGTCCAGAAAGTATATCAAGAGAATATAGAGCTTAAAAAAGAGTTAGAAGAATTAAAATTACAATTAGTTAGTTAAACATAAACCAAAACTAAATATTAAATTAAGCACTCCCAACAGGGTGCTTTTTAATTGCACCTTATTTTTTTTTAAGGAGGTGGAAAGAATGTTAAAAGATAAAATAGATATGTTAGTTCAGTTAAAAGATGTTGCGGTTGGATTATCAATTGTAACCAATGGTAAATTTGTAGACATGAATACAAGAAATAAAACCAATGATGTATTAATAACTGTTCTAAAAAGAATAGACAGTTACTTCAATAAGAAATAAAGGAATATTTATGGCAGATTTAAGAAAATTGATTGAACTGGCTTACCCTGAAGAAGCTGGCGATACGGCATATTCCGTGTTTACCGAAAAACAGTTGGCGCAGTTGAGGAAACTTATAAAATATTATGACTACTATGAGAACGATGTATTCAAGCACATCATAGAAAAATATCCTGAATTTAAGCAAACCACTGAAAGGAAGCCAGCACAGATACCAGTAAACTATTCACGCTATATTGTGGATAAGCTGGCAGACTGGCAGTTTGAGAAGCCTATTGATATTACCGTGAGTACCGATAAGAAAGCTAATGAGAAGAAAGCTGAAGTAGTTGAGCAGGATTTATACAATATCCATAAAGTCAATGGCATGAACTTAAAGCTTCAGCAGGCAGCCAAAGAGTGCAATATCTCTGGCGGTGTAGTCTTTAAGATGATATATGATGACAAGCTGGGAATAAGATTTCTTCCCCGGCCCCGGATAGAGTGTTTCCCGGTCACTGAATTTGATGACTATGAGAAACTGATTAAAGTCCATTTTATAGCTTTTAAAAGCGATGACATTATCTGGAAGCAGACTTTTGAAATGATAAACGGCAAGTGTTTATTTGAAGAAGCTACTTATAATGTAATGCAAAATCTAAAAGTAGAGGAAGTTATTCAGGCTCCGATCTTCTTAGGCAGTGGCAAAAAGTATCTTGATTTTATGCCTGTCTATATAATCCCGAACAATCCGGCACTTGGCATGGTGTTTGGTTATAGTGATCTCGTGGACCTGATACCGATGATCGATGAGCTTAATAAAAAGTATTCGGACTCCTCTGATGCACTGCGATTTGAGATGTTTGCAATTACAATCATGCTAAATATAAAACAGTTCACCGATGCGCAGGGGAAAAAGAGCAGGCCAATAACAAAGGCAGGGGCAGTTTGGGATTTAATAAGTGCAGGTACAGGCGAGATTAAACCGGATATATTTAAGCTTGAATCAAAATTCTCTTATACTGATGCCCTTAAAACTCACATGGAAAAGCTTACCGGACTCATATTCCAGTTTTCAAGCGTATGCCAGATAAACCTGGACACGATTAACAAGCTGGGCAATCTGTCAGGGGTAGCACTAAAGCTGATGTTTGCCTCTATAATCTCTAAGACCAGCGTTAAAAATACTATCTGGAATCCAAAGCTTGTGCAGATGTATTCCGATAGCCTGAAGATGAGGGCGGTATATGAGACGTATTCCTATCCTGAAGATATCAATATTGAAATCATACAGCATATTCCTATACCGCAGAATGAATTAGAGCAAATACAGATAGCGGTACAGAAATTAATTGTAGGACTTACATCAATAAAAAGGGAAATGGATTTAATGGGAGTAGAGAATCCTGAACTCTTGATGGCTGAAATACTAAAAGAACAAAAAGAGGCAGATAAGAATTTGCCTGATGTATATAATGAAAATAAATAAGGAGATATTATGGCAAAAGTAAACAGAGCAAGACCGTATAATTGTATGGTTGCAGAAGGGAATGTTGAGGGTGTTACCCCGTTTAGAAAAATGGGGCATAATCTAGATGTAGGTGCTACTTATGAAACTATATGGTGCAGAAGTGCTTTATTCGCTATGCCTTTAGTATTTGCAGAAAAAACAGATATAGAAATAAGGGCTTATTCGGAGGGTGGCAGCGGTAAGGTACAGGCAACATTTGAGGGATATTATTTATGACAACCGGAGCTAAAGAATTTGAACGATATCTATTAGCCAACCGCAGGGAATTTGTCGAGCTTACCAGAATACAGGACAGGGAACTTGGACGTCTTTATATTGATTTTGCAGGTAGGGCTAAGATAGAAGCTAATGCAATACTCAATAAAAAGACATGGGCTTATTCACAGCAAAGGACAGCAGTGCGGGAACTTCTCAGGGAAGCCTCAAAGCTTACAGATGATTTTAAACATATGCTTGATAAGGCACTAATTGAATCTGCGGAGTTAGGCCAGGACGTCAACCGGATAATGCTGAAGAAATATAGCGAGAGACTTTCAGGCGCAGGAATAAATGTAGACTTGAAAAGGGTATTATATAAAGTCCCTGAAGATACCGTAAAATTGCTTTATAACCGTATCTGGGAAGATGGGTTGAAACTCTCCGATAGAATCTGGATACTTGACAAGCGCACTAAAGGTGAAATTGAACGCATAATATTGGAGGAGATAGCGAGCGGGCGACCTGCTTCCGATAGGGTGCTTGACGCAAGGCTTAACAAACTTTTAAATCCTGACAGGCGTGGAATCAGGACGACACTGCATGGTAGGAATGTGAGTTTTGATGCAGCAAGGCTAATGAGGACTGAAAGAACGACAGCTTTTCGGGAAGCCGATAGAATGGCAAGTATGAAGAATCCGGGGATTATCGGGATTGAATGGATACCCTCCGGGGAAGAATGTCAGGTATGTTCTGACCTTGCAAGCAATGATAGCGGGCTTGGCCCGGGTGTTTATAGGCCAGAGGATTTACCGGGGACACCGCACCCGCAATGTGAATGTTACACTGCTGATAAGGCGATAAGCTCACAAGCGTTTGTGAATAATTGGCTCGGATATATGAAAGACCCTGCAAGTCAACCGGCGATAGGGCAGTGGTATAAACAAGTTTATAGAAAGGCAGCATAATGGTTAATTATGGAGCAAGAGACGGAAGCGGTAAGGGTGTAGGCAGACCCGGCGGAGGTAGAAGAAACCAGAATCCTAATCCATGCGGTAAGGGTGGAGGAGGAGCAGAGAAAGGTACGAATAGATAATTTAAGTTTATATAATAAGGCATATTTAACATCTCAGGCGAGGTGTTTTTTTATGCAAAGAAACGAAAGGAAGTGCCAAGATGGCAGACGATAAAAGTTTAGAAGAACTAAACACGGACTTGGAAAGTGTTATAACAGAGCATGGAGATGACTCTGATGAGGCAAAGGCAATACAGACAAGTATTGACCAGTTTGAGGAAAAGGATAAAAAGTTTGATTACAGCTATGTCAAGGAACTCCGGGAAGAAGCTAAGAAGTATAGAGGCGATAAGGCAAAGCTAAAGACTGAATTTGCAAAAGTCCAGGCTGCACTGAAAAAGATTGAGGATGAGAAGCTGTCGGATGGTGAGAAGAAGGAAAAGAAGATTACTGAACTTGAAAAAAATCTGGTAGATATCCAGACCGATATCAAGGAAAAGGAAGTAGACAATCTTATCCTGACTGTAGCGTCTGGCAAGAATTTTACCGACATGGAGGTCGTAAAGCTTCTGGCTAAGAAAGAACTGGAAGATGAGGAGGACGCAGACCAAAAGGCTGTAGAGAAGATAATAGAAAAAATTGCAAAAGATAAACCATATCTTATTAACGAAGGAGACCCCAAGATACCCGGTGGCGGGAACTTTCCAAAGAAGGATTTAAAAGGCGGGGCAACTCCCGATGAGATGATGAGTGATTTTTTGCATGGAGAATAAGGAGAAAATAGAATGAGTAGACCAGATATAAAAAGTAGTTTGACCGATGCAGCAGGTGGGTATACAGTCCCAACTCCATTGGCAGACAGTATGTTTGAAAATATAGCCCACGCTTCGGCTATAATCCCGTATCTTACACAGATACCAATGTCAAGCGCAACGTTAAGAATGAACGCACTAGATGATGATGTAGTGTGGACATGGGTAGACGGTGAAGGTGGATCAAAGACTGTGAGTAATGAATCGCACAGGCAGATCACACTTACCGCTTACGAAATCGCTATCCTCGTAAAGATAACCGAAATATTACTCGAAGATGCTAATATCGCATACGATGCCCTGATAAGGAAAGAGATTGAGACTCAGCTGTTGGCAGCATTAGAACAGTCTTATCTTGGTTACTTTACAGGCACTCCATTTGCACAGACAATTTCAGGAAGCTGTCCTGTTGGAAATACTATAGCTTATGGAACCGGAGCAGACTTCATAGTTGACTGTTCACAGGCATTGAACAGATTAGAAGTAAACGGATTCCAGGATAAGATTGGATTTGCAACTCATCCATCCGTAAAAGCTATATTTAGGGATTTAAGAACCACTACCGGACTCCCGATATTCCAGCCAGGCGATAGAGTAGCAGGAGAACCAGATACTCTCTTTAACTATCCGATAAGGTTTTCCAGAAACTTCCAGACCACAGGTTCACCCGCTGCTTATGAATTAATCGTAGCAGATTGGAGCTATCTGTTTGAAGGAACCAGGACTTCGATGAATCTAAAGAAGTTTGATAGTGGAGTAGTTGGAGATGATAACCTGATTACTGAAGATAAGATCGCAATTAGGGCTAAAATAAGACGTGGATTTGCGATTAGAGACGTAAACGCAATAGCAAAAATAACGGGACTTTAGAATATAGTTTTCCCTCCCGAAACGAGCGGGTGAAAGTCCCGCTCAATGATTTGCAGGAAGGAGTATTTATGAAAATAGTTATAAATGAAACCGATGAAGTCCAGGAAGTATCTGAAAAGGTGGCGAGCAGGTTGATTAATAAAGGGAAAGCACATTATGCTCCGGTAGAGAAAAAAGGAGTGATTGAAGCTGAACTATTATTTGATGGCATAGAAATAAAACCTAAAGTAAAAGTTGTTAAGAAGCGCAAACCAAGAAAGAAAAAAAGCAAGTTTGGGAGTTGGAATGACTGATGTAATATTGAACACAGTAACAAGCTGGGAAACGAAAGCTTTATGTCCTGGTGATAAAATAGACATTCCGGATAAGATTGCACAGAGATGGATAAATAATGGTATTGCACATTATCTAGGTAGTAATAAATCTGAAATTAAAATAATTAGGTTTGTCAGAAATAAGAAAAAACACGTCCATATAAGAGACGTCCGGGATAATTGGATAATGCAAAGATTTGGCGATGAACTTGCCAGACTTACTGATAAGGATATTTTATTTACAACAGGTATAAAACCAGATAGTAAGGCAGATATAAATTATTATGTAAATTGGACAAATGAAAAACCCAGTCTATTTGATTTACCTAAGACAAAATTGGATATTATTTTATTTACGCACTTTGAACAGAGGAAACTCAACTATGGAAAAGAAAGTAAAGTCCTAAAGTGGGCTGATAAATTTACTTGTATGTCAAAACATGGAAAGACTGAACTTTTAAAAAGGGGAATCCCTAAAACTAAGATTGATGTATCGGAAGGAATCGGGGTTTCTATTGATTATAGGAAAAAGATTAAAATAGGATGGGCAGGAAAACCAAACTTCCAAACTGGCCGAAAGGGCAACGGAGAATTTAAGCAACTAACAAGAGAATTAGATAGTGATATCTTTAAATTTATTCTTTATGGGGATAGCTCGTATATCCATAGTTTAGGGAAGCAATTTATTGATGGCGGTGCTGATGTTGAAATTATCAATGATTATAATTATTTTTTAAATACAATAGATTATTACCTTTCACCGTCAACAATAGAGGGTGGCCCGATGGATATGCTTAATGCTTATTATGCGGGTATTCCTATAGTGTCAATGGATATAGGATTTTTTCATACCATAAAGACTAAAGATGATTATTGCTTTAAAGACTATGATGATCTTCTTAGCTTCTTTATGAAAAAACAGAATACAAGAAAACAAAAGATGAAAATTATAGCACCCTATAATTGGGATAATTATAGGAAATGGCATATTAGATACTTTAAAAAGGTTTTGGGTATATGAAGTGGGAAGATAAAAAAGTAAGCATAATAGTCCTGGTGATAGATGAATGTGATTATTTGAAAAGATGTGTCGATAGTATATTCAGGAATACAGATAATTATGAGCTGATAATTGTACTGAATGGATCGAACAATAAGGTAGTAAAATATGTTAAGGGTTTGAAGGGTATTACCATAATTTATAATAAGGAAAATATGGGTTATCCTTACGGAATAGACCAGGGCATTAAGATAGCAAAATGTGATTTACTAATGTTTTTAAATTCAGATGCAGTTGTAACCCCAAATTGGCTTAAATTATTAAAACGATGTTTTGATTATAAAAAAGATGCTGGCATAACAGGTCCTTTTACATCTTTTGCAGGTTCGAATGGTCAGCAAGTAAGAGTGATGTTCCAAAGACGTTTTATGGTATCTGATGAACAAATTGATATCTTTTCAAAAATCGTCAGCATAAAAGAAGATTATAATATTTGTTCGATTATAGGATTTTGCTTTTTAGTTAAAAGTGAAGTTATAGACAAGATTGGAGTTTTTGACTGGCATAAATGGAAACTTGGTAATGAAGAGGAAGTTGAATTTTTATGGAGAGCTAAGAAACTTGCCGGGTATGAAAGCTATTTAAGCACAGGTTGTTATGTACATCACTTTGGAAATATATCATGGCAGGAAATGTGTATGTCCCAACCGGGATACAATATTAAGGCAAGGCTTGACTTCAGGAAACGGCAGGATACAGATTACGAATATAAATTTATAGATAATGATGTAGTTGTAGATGAAGTAATAAAAACATGAAAACCAGCATAATTATACCTACAGTTAAAAGTAAGTATTTAAGGGGTTGCATAGACAGTGTAAATAAATATACTGATGATTTTGAGATTATAGTAATAACTAATGACTATAAGGGTTTTTCGTGGGCTTGCAATAGAGGGATAGAACAGGCAAAAGGCGAGTATATCTGTTTTTTAAATGATGATACTTTAGTGTCGCAGTGTTGGCTTGATAATTTAATAGGTGCATTCGATATAAAAGATTGCGGAATAGTTGGACCCTCGACTTGCTACAGTAAAGGTATGCAGTGTAATACTAAAATAATGAATAAACGCTTTAAGTGGGGCCAGAAAGAGATAGATGATTATGCTTCCACACTTAGACAGAGGATAATACAGACTGATATATATGGATTTTGTATGCTGACTAAAAAGTCTATACTGGATGAGGTCGGGATATTTGATGAAGATTTTGGACTTGGAAACTATGAAGAAGATGAACTTATCTATAGAATGAAAATTAATAAATATATGCCATATTGGGTAACTAATTCTTATGTTCATCACTTTGGACACCAGACACTAAAAGATATAAATAGTTTATTAACAAAGAATAGGAAACTAATTGAAAAGAAAAAAAATAGCATGGGTAGCTGATTATACCGTAAAAACCTATAAGGCAGGTGGGGCGCAATATACTAATGATACCCTTATAAAAGAGGGTATAAAAAGAGGGTATAATATCGATATGCTGACACCGGGCATAAAAGACAATGGAGAATATGATTTATATTCACTACATAATATAAGGAATTTTAAGACAGAGTTTTTAAGAAACATTATAGATAACAAAAGATATATGAGAATGGAGCATGATTATTGGGTAACAGGAGCATTCCTAAATAATAAGAGGTTCCCCGATATATTTGATAAGAGTTTGCTTAATCTATTTATGTCGAAAAAACATTTGCAGGTATGTACCAATAAAATAGGACATACAATACCAAAAAGCAATTATGTAATAAGTCCTATTGATACAGATCTATTTTATATAGGCAAGAACAAGATTGCTAATATGGTTGTCTGGACAGGACATGATACTCCAGTCAATAAAGGTTTTACTAAAAATGTATTGCCGTATGTTAAAGATAATCCACAGCTGGATTTTAAAATGTTTGGTATTTTTAAAGAACATGATAATACCAATACACCTGATAATATGGAAATAATAGGTGAAGTAAAACAAGAAATATTTGCTGAGTATTTACGAAAAGCAGAATATTTGATGGCAGTACCTAACTGGATAGAGCCATCTGGGCGGAGTGTATTTGAAGGGCTTTTGTGCGGTTGTGATCTGATTGTAAATAATAATATCGGTATATTACATGAGGATATTGATTTTAATGATTATGAGGAGATAAAGAGAATGGCTCACTCGGAGAATAAATTTTGGAAATTAGTGGAAGAAATAATATGAAAACAGGGTTTTTAAAACATGGAAGTATAGTATCACCAAGTACAAGAATCAGGGTAGATTTTATCGCAAAGTACATTGAAAATGCCATAGCATCAAATAATACAGATGATTTAAAAGATTGCGATGCGGTAATATTTCAGAAAAGATACAAGACTGGTGATGTTGAATTTGCCAGGGAATTAAAAAAGGCTGGGAAGATTGTAATATTTGATTTGACGGACCCTGTATGGCATAAGGATTATCCAGGAGTTTACTTTCCTGTAACAAATGACAGCAAGGAAGATTTTGAGGCCATAATAGGATTAGCTGACCTTTTAATATTCTGTACCGACAGGCTCTGTGAAATGTTTTTAGAGACGTATCCTGGATTCAGCAATACAAGAGTTATTGCAGACAGCATAGACTTAGAGTTGCACGATAGGATAAAAAGACATACTGTCAAAGACAAATATATTATTCTATGGCATGGATCTAAATTTAATATTCCACTAATAAATATAGCGAGAGATGATCTGGAAAAGCTTTACAAGAAAATAGATTTTGATTTTGTAATAGTGCATGAACATGGCGGTAAAGAAATAGAGCCATTTAGTTTTAAGACAGAATATAAAATATGGGACATTACTACAATAAATGATGAAATATTGAAAGCAGATATAACTATAAACCCACATCCTGAAAATAGTTATAAATCTAATAATAAAACTGTCAAAAGCTGGGCGCTGGGAATCCCGTGTGTTGAGGGTAATTTCTATACTAAAAGCAAGGAATTACTATCAGATACCAGGTACAGACAGAAAACAGCAGAGAATGGTTTGGATATAGCAGAACAATATTATGATAGTAGGATAATAGCAAAGCAATTAGAGAATTTAATCAATAATATCGGTTAGTAAAGGATGATTATGGGTGCATTAAAATATGCCAGAAGCAATAATATGTCAGGGCATTCAGCAATAATTGATAAGGAATTTAGGGAGTTTTTTAAGAATAGGGATATAAAATGTATTGTAGAGATAGGAACATATCTCGGCATATCTGCTGCTTATATGGCAAAGTTTGCAGAAGAAGTGCATACATTTGATATTATAGATTATCCCGGTAGAAATAAAGTTTGGAAAGATTTAAACCTTAACAATGTTTATTTTCATCTTATAAAGCCACGAGTAGGCTCAAGGAATTTTGAGGACAGAATGCCAAATAACCCTGATGCAAAAGATATAAAAAAAGTGCTTAAAGATATTGATTTTGATTTTGCTTTTATTGATTCGACACATCACGATTATATAGAAGTAAAGTCTGATTTTGAACTGGTAAAAAGTTGCGGTAGGGTATTTTTCCATGACGCTGATCCTGTTGATTTTCCAAAGGTTAGCCAGCTCATAGAAGAAATTGGAGCTGAACGAATCGGAGGGATGGCATATTGGCACTCGTAGCGACAATAATAACATATAACGATATTGAGACTATTGAAAATTGCATAGACTCTGTAAAGGACAAAGTGGATAGGATAGTGATTATTGATGGCAAATACAGAGACTTTCCCGGTAAGTATGAAATATCAGCAGATGGAACTGTCGAGTATATTGGTAACATTGCGGGAGATTACGAGATAACCTTCCGTTCTGTAGAGAGGCTCGATGAGGTTGCTAAGAGAAATGTTTATCTGGCATATCTAAAGAATGGGGACATCTGTTTGAACCTTGACGCAGATGAAATGCTTACCGGGAATATTCCTAAACTGGAGGCAGATATTGGCATAATACAGATAGGGGAATATGGAGATAGGAAACGACACAGGCGCACTAATAGATTTTTCCGCTACAGGGACGGACTGCATTACTGGGGTAAACATAGCCTGATACTGGACGCAGACGGCAAAGTGTTTGCAAATCTTGACCGTGTAGGGGATTATACAAGCCAGAAAATTACTGAATTTGAACTCCTACATAGGAATGATCTGCGCAATGATAAACGAAAGATTGATAAAAAAATATATTATAAAACTTTAAAGGCAAGGGAGGCAAAGATAAATGTCCCAGCTACTCGATGAACTTAGAATGTTAATAGAAGATTCCGGCAGTACAGATTTTACCGATACAGAGTTAAATCGCTATTTAAATAAATACAGGGGAACCCTTGATGATTATTCCCTGACTGCTGAAACCGATGATTATTTGGTATGGTTATGCCCCTACAGGTATCTTGATAATGTGGTTCTTGATAGTGCGACAGATACTCCGATAGATGAGGGAGATTATGAGTCTGATGATATAAATGGGATATATACTTTTGATGAAGAACCAGACCCTTTAGCGGTTTATATCAAAGCTAATTATTATAATCTATATAAGACAGCCTCCGATATCTGGCTTATAAGATCGGCAAAGGCTACATTTAGCGGTGCGGTAGGACTTGGTGATGAGACAATTCCACAGGATAAAGAAAACAAAGAATATTGCATTGGCAAATACTGGGATTTAAGACCGTCAGATTCCAACGAGATGGAGCGTGAATAATGAGTCTGGTAACAAGTATTCGTAACCAGCAATCTAACATAATAGCACAAAACCCAGCTTCTATTGTTATTACCCGGACTTCCAAAGTTAGTGATGGTGGCGGTGGCTGGACTGATTCTACAGAAGATCTAGACAGCCAGGATATAAGGATTTATTCTAAACGTACCCGGCTACTGGTTATAGATGATGGTGGATATCATTCTATTAGAATTACAAAAGCAGTGGCAAAATATGATGCAGATATTCTAAAAAAGAGCGCAACCAATGAGGATAAATTTACACATGATAGCAAAAACTGGCGGGTATTTGACGTAATAAACATGAAAACAAAAGATGAAATTGTATTTAAGGAATTAGAATTGGAGCAACTCTAATGGCAGGATTAGGGAAAGTATTAGGCAATCTTGACAGGTGGCGTGATAAAAAAATGGCCGGGGTTCAGGGTGTTGGAATGATAACTGCAGCAGATGCAGCCAGAAAGTCTAAAGCTAATCACCCGTGGAAGAATCATACACACCATGCCGAACAAGGATTATATGGTAAATTTCAATGGAAAGGTACGCAGGGGATTATCGAGCATGGCCATAGGGTTTTGTACGGGCCGGCATTAGAGCTTGCCAGAGATGGAAAATATGCCGTACTTGAGCCAACCCTTAACTCACTTAGGGGTGAATTTCTTAATAGAGTAAAGCAAATAATGGGGGCTAAGTTTTGAGGAAAGCAATTTATACACAACTTATAACAATAGCAAGTTTTGAGAACCGGGTATATCAACCATTCACTGCCCCGGAAAATTCAGATACCCCTTATGCGGTTATAAAAATGATGGGGGAGGATCCGGCACTTGATAACAGGCAAGCGTCTATCTGGCCGTTCTCAATATTTATATATGCCAGTCCATCAAGTTTTATATCACTGGACACCCTGGTTATATCAGTCAAGGAGAAGTTGCACAATGTAACACTTACTACAAGCGGGGGAGACCAGTTTACCCCGGAGTTTATAAAAGTCCTGGAAGATTTTCACGATGATGTGAGGAATCTATTTTCAAAAAGAATGGATTTCGACATAGGAGGCGCAAGGAAATAAGATAAATTAAATATTTCAAGGATTAAAGATATCTTTTCAGGTGTCTTTTTTTATATATCAAACGCAAACAAGAAAAGGAGTAATAAAATGGCTACAGCAACCAGAAATTATTTATACGGAGTAAGGCAGATAAGACTTGTAAATCTGCTTGCCTCAGGAGCAGAAGACCCATCGGCAACTACTTATGATATTACTAATCCGCAAAGTGTGGGATATAGTTTTATCTATATAGATGGCGAGGAACAGGTTCAGAGGGGCGGAGATGATATCAAAGCTCTGATAAACGAGGATGATAAGTTTATCGGAGTAGATTTTGATGTCGTATTTGCAGCACTAATGAACGAAGTAGATGGCACTATCTGTGGCGGTAGTTCAGATGCAGATGGTCAATGGTCATCCCCAATATCTGATGCTGAAGAAGCATATCCATTTAGTATGCTTATATGGGTAGCAAATTATGTCGAGAGCGACAGGGGAAGCATACAGGACGGTTTCATCCTGTTTACAATGCCATTCTGTAAGGGTAAAAGGTCAACTGATACTAATGCTGATAAGGTATTTGGGAAACCTGCATATTCTATCGAGGCAAGAAACAATGAATCTGACAGTCCAATACTACCTGCAATCGGCTATGAAGAAGTAGAATCAATAGTATAAAAAATATATAAGGAGTAAAAAGTGAAAGAGAAAATAACTTCTATCGGAGATTTAGAGAATCTCAAGAAAGGTGAGGTTATAGAACTTCCCCCATTTGATGAGAAGCATCCGTTTACAGCAAGGTTAAGGAGACCATCGCTATTGACATTGTGCAAGAATGGCACGATACCGAATACCCTGCTTGCGACTGCGCAGAAAATATTTGAGGGTGAAAAGACCGGGGATATCCTGCAATATGGGGATATCCTGCATATTGTGGCAGAGAGTGCGCTGGTCGATCCTAGTTATGAACAGGTAAAAGACCATTTAACTGATGACCAGCTAACTCTGATATTTAATTATACCCAGACGGGGGTTCTGGCATTATTACCCTTTTCTAAACTCAGAGAAAAAATTGAAGAGTTTAAGAAGAATCGTAATAGTAGCAAAAGAAAATAATCAAAAAGTATCTGATCTGTTTGAAATCGATGATGGGTATACTGCATTTTGTTTAGATGAAGTTTGCTTATATTTATACAATATGCGAGGAGAAAAAACCTATATTGAAAAGATTATAGAACAGAACAAGGGATTTATGAAACTGTTAGATAGGAATTAGTAATGGCATTTGGAAATATCGGTACAATTTGGGCAGAAATTGGGCTGGACACTAAAAAACTTCAAACCGGGGTTACGGTTGCAAAGCTTAAATTAAGCGAGCTTGACCGTACGGCTATGACTAAAACCGCCTCGATTAATGCTAAACTAGCCAGTATTGGCAAAGGGCTTACATCTGTAGGTAGGAATATGTCGATGTATGTAACCATACCTTTATTGGCAATGGGGGCGGCGGCAACTAAGGCAGGCATGGACTTTGAAGATGGCATGACAAAATCACTTGCCATAATGAAAGATATCTCTCCGCAGATACGTGCTGAAATGGAGCTTACCGCCAAAGATGTTGTAAAATATACGACCTTTTCTGCCAAAGAAGCAGCAGACGCTTATTTCTATCTGGCTTCTGCAGGACTGGACGCAGCGCAATCTATAGAGGCACTCCCCCGGGTAGCACGATTTGCACAGGCAGGTAATTTTGACCTTGCGCTTGCTACTGACTTACTCACAGATGCACAATCTGCACTTGGTTTAACTATCAGGGATGATGTTGTTAAGAATATGGAAAATATGACCCGGGTATCTGATGTACTTGTAAAAGCTAATACCCTGTCAAATGCAACTGTACGGCAGTTCTCGGAGTCTTTGACCAATAAGGCAGGCCCAGCACTTAGATTGTTGAATAAAGACCTTGAAGAAGGCGTTGCTGTGCTGGCGGTTTATGCAGACCAGGGCATTAAAGGTGCTGAAGCCGGAAACTATCTTAATATAATCCTCCGGGATCTACAGCGTTCATCGATTAATAATGCTGAAGCTTTTGAACATTTTGGGGTAAATGTATTTGACGCTACCGGGAAAGTCCGAAATATTGCAGATGTTATTACAGACCTGGAGGGTGCGCTTGATGACTTGAGCGACAAGGAAAAGAGAGCTGCACTGATGATGATGGGCTTCCAGGATAGGTCAATATCCGCAATGATGGCACTGCTTGGAACCTCTGACGCAATAAGGGGATATGAAAGTGATCTGCGAAGTGCAACTGGATTTACCGAAGATGTGGCAAATAAGCAGATGGAGTCTTTCGCTGCCTCGGTCAAGCAACTTAAAAATGAACTTGTTCTTGTAGGGATAGAGATATTCGATGTCTTAAAGCCACACCTTGAGGGGCTTATAGGAGATATCAAAGAGGGTATAAAATGGTGGGATAATCTTACCGATAGCCAGAAAGAATTGGTTGTAAGTCTGGGTACGTTTGCTGCTGTCGTCGGGCCAGTTCTTGTAGGACTTGGCTTTATGGTTCGGACAGTTGTAGCACTCCGAACTGCTGTAGTAGCATTAAATATAGCTGCGGGCGGAGCAGGCCTTACAGGTACATTACTGACTCTTGGTGCGACAGCTGGTATAATAGCACAGCCTCTGGGAGCATTGGCAATGGATGCTTACTTTACCCAAAAACATTTTGAAGGGCTTGAGGGAGCACAAGCAAGCTTAATTGCTGAAGGCTATGAGCATATCAGGTTAATAGAATCTAATATCCATGCTCTAAAAAACTTCAGTGATGAATTTCCTTTTGCGGAAAAACAAATGAATCAACTCGCAGAAGCTTATGTACGAGGGGATATAACAGCAGAGGAACTCAATGAGAGACTTAATAATTTAAGATTAGGATTTATTGAATTACATGAGCGGGGGATAGGTCCTGCATTTATAAAAACTAAAGAATTTTATACTGCTGTAAAAGATACAACAGATGCTTCTAAGGAATTTGAAGGAGCAACTGAAGATACTACCGAAGCATTGGAGGATCAGGAAGAAACAGTTGATGATCTCCGACAGGCATATAATGAATTAATCGATGAGATATTTGGCATAACTAATGCAGAAAATGACTTGCAAGAAGCTGAATGGGATTTGATAGATTCTACAAAAGAAATAGCAAGAATCGAAAAAGAACTTGAAAAAGCAATGTCAGCCACAGGTTCAACATTTATAAAAAATGATGAAGCCCTACATGTATATTTATCTACAAATGAAGAATATGTTAAGTTAAATGCCAGAGCAAATGAATTGCAAGGTCAATTAAATAAATTACTTGAAGAAGGAAAAGGGAATACAACAGAATATTATTCCGTGCAAGGGGATTTGAATAATGTCCAAGCAAGAACAAATGAAATAATAAAAGAGGGAACAGGATTAACTGGCGAATCTATTAAAACCGATGAACAAAGTGCAGGACAAAAAGAACGTATAGCTGAATTAACAAGGGAATTAGAAGAAGAAATAAATAAGTATGATGATGATTTGCAGAAGAATCTTACAACTCTCGGAGAACTTTATACTGAAGAGGGTATATCGATTGAACGTAAAGAAGAACTCCGACAGAAACTTATTGATCTGCTTACTCAAACACAGGAAACTACTGGACTCTCACAGGAAGCATTTATAGAAATGTCTGCACAATTTGGATTATCCGGGCAAGAGATAATTGATATGGCAGTAGAGGTGGGGATAGAACTTGACAGGGCTGCTGAAACAAGAATTTTAGGAATAGAAACGGAACAAGCTGAAAAGGACATAGATGCGTATGTAAGGTTTATGAGTAAAATACCAAAAGAGGTAAGGACTGTTGTAACAACCGAATACCGAACTCTGGGAACTGCTAAATCAATAGCTCCGGCTGGTGGTGCAATGGGTGGTATAGTAGGTTATGCCGGTGGTGGAGTAATCGGCGGAGATAGTGCAAGACAACCAATGCTTTCAGCCGCTTATGGAATGGTTACCCCGCAGAGAGGTAGGGCAATCCCTATAATGGCACATGAAAATGAAGTTATTGCAAACACAGGACAGCAGAAAAATTTAGCTAAATGGATAATGAATAAAGCCAATACCAGACCGGATGGTTCAGGTAGCGGAATGATTATAGAAAATCTTAATGTAATAACCCCTAAAGGAACTCCGGCAGATATTGCTAATGAAACTGAATTTATGATGCGAACAATAGGAATGGAGTATGGCCTAAGATGAGTACCATTACAATTTTAGATAATACGACCAGAACCGAATATTTATCATTTATTAATTCGGAAGATATTGAATTTAATATAACACCTCCTAATTACTTGCTTACGGGTGCCGGTTGTTTTGGGCTTGCAGACCTTGTCGTACATTTATCGAAAGCACCATATCAGGACGGCAGGACATTAATTGATAAAATCTATGAAGAACGGGAATTTAATATTGAATTTACAATTTTTGCAAGTGATAAGCAAGCTTTATTTGACAGAAGATTGAATGTAATAAATCATTTTTCACCAGATTTAGGATTAGGGCAATTAAAATGGAGCCAAGCAGATGGCGGTGAATATTACCTTGATTGTCTGGTCAGTAAAATAGAATTTCCACAGGGTAGTGCGCAGGGGACAAAACACCAGAAAGTCCTGATGCATATGGTAGCACCTAATCCATTCTGGTATGATCCAGGGCAGATTGAAAGAACGCTTGTAGGTTTTAGCGGTGGCTGGACTTATCCCTGGAGTTTTCCTATGAGTTATGGACAGGTTGGAACTACAATAGAAATAGCAAATACAGGGAATGTTGAAACTCCGGTTATGATATATTTCTACGGTGAACTGGTAGACCCGGTAATTACCAATGCTAGAACTGATGAAGAAATATCTATTGTGCATACCATACCTGATGGAGATATATTAATTATTAATACTGCTTTTGGAGAAACGGCTGTCAGGATTCTTTCGGGAGGAGAATATAGCAACGCTTTCGAGTATGTAGACCCTGATTCTATATTTTGGAAACTTCAACCCGGTAGTAATCCCATAAATTATACTGTATCTAGCGAGGGCGAAAATGCGCAATGTTTAGTTCATTATTATAATAGATTTAGTGGTATATAAGTGAGGAAATATAAATTATGTTCAATTCTAATTGTAATATTATTAATATTCTCCATTTCGTGTTTGGCAGAAGAAACGGAGGGTATTAATATGGCTTCAGGAGCATTAAGTAAAGGTGCAGTTACTACAACCTCAATAAATGTGAATTATTCTTTTAGTGGTTGGTATAGTGTAACTCTTAAAATGGGTAGCTCAACTCTTAAAAGTTGTGGTGATGGTAGTGGTTCTGGCTCTTATACTAAGACAGGACTAAGCCCTGGTACAAGTTATGGTTTTTCTTTGCGGGGTTATAATAGACAGGGGCCTACTGGACCAATTTATGAAACTATAGTCTCAAAAACTTATTCAACATTATCAGAAGCTCCTCCTCCGCCTCCTCCGCCTCCTCCACCTCCGCCAACTACTTCAGGAGAATTAGCTGGTGTAGTTATTAATGCTACTACAATAGATTTAACTTATTCCTATAAAAACGGAACTGATGTATCACTATTTAAAGAAGGCGACTTACTTGATACTTTTGGTTCGGGTGATGGTTTTGGAGTTTATAGAAGTGATGGACTGGCACCCGATACAATCCATACTTATTATCTTAGAAATGGCGATGAAGTTGGAGATGCAGAACTGGCAAAAGTAATTGTCGGTACACCTGAATTGCCTACTATAGGAACCTTATCTGCTGCTGTGGTTGACTCTGCCACCATTGATTTAACATACACCTATAAAGATGGTACAGATGTCTCGTTATTTAGAGGAGATACAAGAATTGCTGTTCTTGGTACTGGAGCAGGTGGAGGAACTTATAGAGATACGGGTTTATCTGCTGAAACAGAATATGATTATTATTTAAGAAATGGTACTGATTCCGAAGATGTATTGCTGGATTCAGATGACGCTACAACCCTAAAAACAGCTAGAGAAGCTATTATAGCACAAGGTAAAATTCTCCCTCTGACAAGTGAAATTTCAATATTTAACAGTTCTCTTACGAAGCAAGGGATATTGGAAGATTATGAGTATTTAAGCTGGACATTTAAGTTTCGGAAAGTAGGTAACTTTACACTGATTATTAATCGGTATAAGTCCAATACCAATTATCTTGTTAAAGGCAATGTGCTGGCATTATATGTAGCCGGATATTATAGGGCAGGGATAATAGAATCTGTGGAGCTGACACTTACCAGCGAGGGCAAGATATCTGAAAATTATATTATCAGAGGCAGGGCGCTTGAGGGCTTGCTTGCGGAAAGAATTGCTTTAAGTGGTACTGCCGCAGGTACGGGATATGATAGCCAGAATACTTTTGCAGAAACCGCAATGAGGCATTATGTAAATATAAATTGTATAGATGCCGCCGATGCTGATAGAAATTATGCGCTTTTATATCTAACAGATAATGAGGAACGTGGAGGCAATATAAAATATGATGCACGGTTTCAATATATTTCTGAACTTTTAGAGGAAATAGGCCTGGCTTCAGGGCTTGGCTGGGAAATAATTTTAGACCCTACAAATAAGAAATTCATATTTAAAATTATAGAAGGGGTAGACAGAAGTTGGGATAATGGCGAAAATGATGTTGTTAGCTTTTCCCCGAAGTTTGGAAATGTAAAACTCCTGTCTTATATTGATTCTAATATAAATTCTAAAAATGTTGCCTATGTAGCAGGGCAGGGGGAAGCAAATGCAAGAGATGTGGATGAAGTTGAAAAAGATGGAGATACTTTTACAGATCAAGATAGGCGAGAATTTCTAATAGATGCAAGAGATTTAGATGCTACTGATAAAATGCTACAAAGAGGAAATGAAAGGCTTGCTGATAGAGGCGAGGAAATCATGGTTCAAATGGAGAATCTAAACACTGGCCCGTTCAGTTATGGCGAGGATTTTTATCTCGGTGATATTGTAACAATAGATTACCCGGATATCATATCGGGTGATCTGCGGGTAGTTGAATCGATAATTGTAATTACTCCTGAAGAACTGATACAAAATAAACTAATTTTAGGCAGGGAATTTCCTGATATTATTGCTATGACAAAATATGAAAATCAAAATACTAATCCAGAGACAAGAAGATAAAATAAAAGAGAGGTGGAATAATGACTGAATATTCAAGATTTTTTGGTGGGCCAGAGGGTGATATACCTGAATATACACAGGTGCATGATTCAGAAGTATATAGATTGATGTTTCCCACTTATGGTGTAATTACAGGTGAAGATAATACACTTGAAGTAGTAGAAACTGACCCCATTGCTTTAGCTGTAAAAGTAAATACTGGCTGGGCATTTGTTCACGGATTCTGGTATCAGAATACTGCATTTGTAACAAAATCACTTGCTGCTGCTGACCCTGATGATCCTAGAATTGATAGGATTATACTTAGATTAGATACAACTGTAGACTTTGAAATCACTATTGAAGTATTAGAGGGGACACCCGGAGCAGTGCCTGCAGCTCCAACTTTAACACAAACTGATGCTACGTATGAAATATCATTGGCTCAAGTTTTAGTAGCTGCTTTAGAAACCTCAGTCAGTGATACAGAAATTACCGATGAAAGAGATTATTGTGAGGGTGGAAATGTTTCCCTATTAACTAATGTTACCGGAGCAAAAATTATAGCCAATAATATAATCGTAATGGCTGATGGTTTCAAGATTGATGGTTCGGCTTGTGAACTAGTAGAAGCTGATGGCACAGCAGCAAAAGTATATTGTAAGCATCTGGCAGTAGCAAAGACAGAATTTTTTGATGTACCAAAATTTAGAGTACCTGATGAATATGATGGTGGAAGTCTGGTAATAAATGTTTGCTTTAGAAGTGCAGGTGCAGCAAAGACACATTCACTTGGGATAAGAGTTGCTTCAGTTGCTACAGGAGAAGTCCATAATCCAGATACAGCAGGAGCTTATCAATTATACGATGAAGAAGCTTCTGATGCTGTTCCCGGAAAAACTAAAATAAAAACCGTAACCGTTACTCAAGCAAACCATCTTATGGCAGCAGGGGAAATCTGGCACTGTAAATGTGTAATGGAAGATGATGCTGGTGCAGATGCAGATGATGTATTTATTGATTGGATAGCATTTGAATGGAATAAGGGATAGGTGATATAAATGGCATTAAAAGCAGAATGGCATCTAGATGACCTTAATGATAGTAGTGGAAATAATGAGACTTTAGCAAGCCACGGAACGGTAAATTTTGTTGCAGGACATGATGGAGATTGTGCATCAGCAACTTGGAGTAATGTCAATTATCTTGATAGAGCTGCCTTTGCTTGGAATGTAGGATTAGGAGATATTACTGTAGGGTTATGGTTTAATAAAACAAGCAATCCAGCAAATGATTATACACCAACAATTATGGGTGTCATCGCAGGTGCAAATATGCTCAGACCTTGCCTAGCAAAAACTACTGGATATTTCGGCGGTGTGATAAATATCGGAGGTGCAACAGGAGAAGCTTGGGGGTCTACTGATGTTTGTGATGGCACTTGGCATCTAGGGGTAATAACAAGAGAAGGCTCAACAATTAAGGCTTATGTAGATTTAGTGGAAGTAGGTAGTGGGGGCAATGCAAATAAGGATATGAGTTTTGACAATATAAGAATTGGTTGGGGAACCAATGCTACTTATGATCATATAGGACAATGCTTGATAGATGAAATCGTTATTGCTGATACTGCTTGGAGTATAGCAGAACAAAAAGCATATTATTATCCTATAGTAGCAGGTGGCTTTTCAGGATTTTCTCCCTGGATATTTATGGAAGATATATGGGGAAAACATGATAAAATTTGGGAACCTAAGGGAATATTAGTACCGAGGTTAGGATTGATATAATAGAAAGGATAACTATGCCAGACAGAAGATTTGAAGATACGTTAAGCGTAGAGGATTTATTAAAGAAGCCTGCTAAAGAAATCCAAATAATGACGTACCTGCAGGCAGTTAAAACTAACGGTACAGTAACAAGGCACGATAAATGTATTAATGCATTAGAAGAAGATATGAAGGATAAGGCAGATAAAACAGATGTTGATAAGGTGGAAAAAAAGGGCGAAGGTAAAATAGGAACTAAAGGATTTTATATTGTGGGTACTATATTAGGAATAATACTGACATATATTGCTGTAATAAATAGCTTGGGTGGAGGTTAAATGTATTTTATAGGTGGCGATCATTACAATAATGGAATAAATCATCCTGCCCTACAGATATATTGCCATAGGGTATATGCTAAACTGCCTTATAATCTATCTGATGATGAACTAAGGCATAGGTTATATACAGACGTGTTTAAGTGGGCTTACTACACAAGAAATGATTTGTGCTTAAAGACATTTTTGGAAGAATGCAAGAAATATAATGTAGTGCCGATAGTGAATAATAATCCTACATTCTTAGACCCTGATATTCCTATAGCAGAATACGCAAGGCGTGGCAGGATTATAGACCAGTTGATATATGACGCAGGCTTTCAGTTGGCTTATACAGCACATATGAATGAGCCTGGAAAGAGGCATAATACAGCAGAGTATGTGCAGTACTGTAATACAGCTAACAGACAAATCAAACATTATGAGACTGTGTCAGGTAACGATGAATACAATATGCTTGACTGGAATTATCTATTAGATAACTGCACTTCACAAATACTCGGCGTACATCCGCTATCAAGTTTAGGTTATCCTCCTAACTGGCAGATGTTAAATAATTGGGCAACTATGGCAACGGCAAGGGGTAAGCAGTATATGATAACCGAGGGTGGTAGTTGGTTTGAAAATTATATGACATCTGAAGGCTGGAAAGTAATTAAGGATATGATTGTAAAGGCTAAAGGACTGGGCTATCTGGCTACCTTGATTGTGCTACTGGATATGAATGGGGGGCATTATAACCCAAAACTTGGCTTCAGGTGGTTTGATAAACCCTTTAGCATGATAAAAAAGACAAGCGATTATTGGGATGATTTTATAAGTTTAGTAAATACACAGGGGCAGAAATATCAGGAGGTATTTGATATGTATGGAATTGAAATTAATTATGTTAAACCCGGATGCCATAATGAGGAGTGTCGGGCAGTACAGCAGATTATGTTAGATGAGGGCTATGACCTTGAACCATTTGGAGCTGACAGTTGGTATGGCGAGGTAACAGAAGAAGCCGTAAGATCGTGGCAGGAAGATAATGATTTAACTGTGGATGGCATAGTGGGAAAAGAAACGTGGCAGTGGATGTTTGACAATATCAATACAAGTGTGGTAAGATTTATACAGATGATAGCAAGAACAGGGAATTATAAATAATGTATAAAACAGATAATCTTACAGAACATTTTGAGTACAGTGAGTTCTGGAGTAATTCTCTAAACGGAGAAAGGATTGAACCACCTGAAAAATACTTTGAGAGTATTTTAATAATGGCTAATGACCTTGAAAAGATAAGAGTCAAGATTGATAGACCTATACGTATATCATCAGGCTGGCGGACTCCTGAATGGAATAGGGTAATAGGCGGAGCAAGTAAATCTAAACACCTGTACGGGCTCGCAAGCGATATTCAATGTGCTATACCACTTGACCAGTTGATATTCTATGCAGGAAGACTTACAGACTTCTGTGGTATAGGGATATCTTACAGACAGAAATTTCTACATTTAGATTATAGAGTCAACAATACATTTTGGTATTACTAATATGAATGAACAAGAACTCCGAAAGCTATATGAAAGAATAGTGAAAGATTGTTTAGAAATAGCCGTAAAGCGTGGATATGAATATAACTCTGATGGCAATATGGTAGGCAGTTATTCAGAGTATGGTATAGATGATATTTGTTCAATAATCAAAGTTAAAGCAATACGATGTAAAAACTCACCTAACAATAATAAAGTTATAAAAGATAGTTGCATAGATACAATATGCTATTGCTGTGAAATATTAAGGAGATTATAAAGTCAACTGCTCAAGTTGGTATGGGTTGACGGTTGGGGAGGAAGGACTAAGGCTACCTCCCCTTAATATCCTGACTGGCAACGGGAGCTTTAGCAGATAGTCAGTTTAAAACCGTAATAAAATTAAGGAGATTAAATGAAAAGAATGGTAGATAAGGATAAAAAATTTATACCAATAGCATACTGCCCTGATTGTAAAAAAGATGTCATTTTAGATATGACTGATATGTATAAAGTAGTTGCTGGAGGAAAAAAAATAGAACTTACTATTTGTGCCTGTGGTTTTTGCGATACTGTATTAAATTTTGACGAAGAACCAAAAATCAAATATATATCTGAAAAAGAAGCTAACAAGATGGGATGGATATTAAAGGAAGTAGATGATTAAATGAAAAGAATATATGTAGCGGGGCCAATACAAGCTGGTACTGAAGTAGAATATCTGGCTAATATCCGCAAAGGGCAAAGGGCATCACTGGAATTAATGTTAGCAGGTTATGCAGTGTTCTCACCATTCATTGACGGACAGTTATTTTTGCAACTACGGGAAGATGAAGAACTCACTATTGAAATGATAAAAGAATATTCGGTAGCTTGGATGGAGGTATCAGATGCAGTGTTGGTGCTATCAAATTACGGAAAATCAAAAGGAACTATTGCAGAAATTGCAAGAGCTGAACAGTTAGGCATACCAGTATATTATAATTTTGAAGAACTGAATTGTAAAAGATTTGTAGAATGATTATGAAACCATATTACCAAGACGATAGCTGTACGATTTATAATGGTGATTGTTTAGAGGTTATGAAAGAGTTTAAAGATAACCAATTTGATTTATGTTTAACCGACCCACCATATGGTATTAATGAAAATAACAAACAAAATCTTAGTAGGTCAAACATTACAGCTTGTCGAGATTATGGTAATTACAAATGGGATAAAAAAAGAATAGGTGATGAATATTTTTTAGAGATAAAACGAGTATCCAAAAATCAGATTATCTTTGGTGGTAACTACTACGGTTCTATTTTGGGGGATACAAGTTGTTATATTGTTTGGGATAAAGATAATGGGAAAAGTGATTTTGCTGATTGTGAATTAGCGTGGACATCTTTTAAGTCTGCAGTAAGAATTTATAAATATAAGTGGCAAGGTATGTTACAGGGTAATACAAAGTGTAAAGAAAAAAGAGTACACCCAACACAGAAGCCACTACCAGTGATTAACTGGATATTAAATAAATACTCTAAGGATACCGACATAATCCTCGACCCCTTCCTCGGCTCTGGCACAACAGCAAGAGCTTGCAAAGACTTAGGCAGAAAATGTATAGGCATAGAAATATCAAAAGAGTATTGCGACATAGCAGTTAAGAGACTAGGGCAAGAGGTATTGTTTTAAGATTTGTAGAATAATTTATAGCACAACTGTTACATAATTTGTAACAAGGAGGTATTATGGATAAAAATTCCATAGAAACTCATCTTGTAATAAACGATTTACACGCACCCTATTACCCGGAAGAAATATTTAATTTAGTTTTAAAGTTCGCTAAAAACCTACAGCCAGATAAACTTATTAATCTCGGAGATCAGGTTGATTGCCCCTCAATATCTAAATTTGATAAACGACTCAGCAGGGTTACCACTATCGCACAAGATTTTAAATCAGGGTATATAGCCAATGCAAGAGTGGCAGAAGCTACAAAAAAAGCTGAACATATATTCCTATATGGCAATCACGAGGATAGATTTAATACTTACTTATCAGCACATCACGCCTTAGAAGACCTTGTAGATATGGATGATATGATAGGACTCAAAGATTATGGGTACAGGTCAATAGCTTATGGTGATGAATATGAACATAAAGGATTCCACTATCAGCACGGTACGAAAGCCAGAAAGTTTGCAGGCTATACAGCCAAAGGTGAACTGTATGATGAATGGGTAAGTGGGATGATGGGTCATACCCACAGAAGTGGAAAGTGCTGTTGCAGTAATAAGGCAGGGGACTTTGCATTCTTTGAGAACGGTTGCCTATGTGATTTTCAACTGGCCTGGGAATGGTTTAAGAAACCCTGGCCGAACTGGCAATACTGTATATCAATAGTTAAGTTTGTAGATGATAAATGGAATGTGCATCAAATAAACATACCCCGTAAGAACCCATTTATAATTTATGGCAAGTACTACTATGTTATATAATCTTATATCATTTAAGGTACATATATGTATGGTTATAACAGTGAATTAACGATTATGATATTTATGGTTTACTGTTTCACCCCACAGGAGGTATTTAACGAATGTTGAAACAATACAACAACTGTAGTGAAAGGATACAACAATGGCTGAATTGATATTAAAATTTAACACTCTTGATCCTGAAGAACGGGAAGAATATGAAAACGCTATCAATGGTTATAAATATAGAAGAGTGCTATGGGATTTAGACCAGCACCTTAGAGAAATAACAAAACATGGTTCCGTTAATGGCAGGGAATACAGCGAGTCAGAGCAGGAATTAGTACAGCTAATCAGGGACGAGCTAATAGATTTAGCCGGTGAAGAATACATAGAGATATAGTGGTTGATTTCATACACATATTATAATAAGTGTGTATGAAGTTTACCATAAATTATATTAGTAAATCGTTATTAATACATATTATATATTATAAATGAAATAAGTAGAATAGGGGGTGGAAAATGAAACCGTTAGGACTTCCAGAAGGAAGCGTTAGGGCAATGCTTGCAATATTTATAGTAGTGGCAATCATAGGCTCTTATATAGCTTCTATATTTACAGGATTTAGTTACCCTGCTGAACTACTGGCATTAGCAGGACTTGTAGTGGGTTACTATTTTGGCATAAGAGAAAACTAATTCCTATCTACCATGAGTAGAAAAGGAACTCGGAATAGCAAGACTATTCCTGATTAGGGGTCATCTTAAAAGGTGGCCTCTTATTTTTTTTGGGAAAAATTAAGTTGACATATATAAATATATTTGTTATTATGTTAGTAACATTATATTATGAAAGGGAAATATGATAGGAAAATTAATGCTTTATTTTAATACAGAAAAAGAAATCGAATTATTAATGAAGCTCAAGCATAGAGCAGTTGAGGATAATGCTACCTATAGCCAGTATGTAATTTCAATCTTATTGAAAGAAGAAGATGGCAATAGATAAACTAATAAAAATTAAGAAAGAATGTAGTGGGTGCGGTATCAAGAAATCCTTAGAAAGTTTCTATAGAGGTGCAAGCAAATGCAAGAAGTGTTTAATAGAATATCAGAAACAACGATATTATAATAACATAAAAGAATTAAGGGAATATCAAAAAGCACATTATAGAGAAAATAACATAAGGTACTTAGAATATAAAAGGAAACATTACGAAAAAAACCCAGGCATATATATAGAAAAACGTAAAGCCAAAAACAACAAAAAATATTTTGGTGGAAATAAGTATAAGGTATTAGATAGAGATAAATATAAATGTCAGGAATGTGGCACATATCTAAACCTAATTGTTCATCATATAGATGGTAATGGTAGAGGGAAAATAATAAACAACAATAACTTAAACAATTTAATTACCTTATGCAATAGTTGTCATGTAAAACTTCATTGGAAGTTAAGAAAGGAGAAATATGCAAGTAGAAATACAAACTAATCTGATATTGCCGAGGTTGGAAAAAGCAAAGAAAGCTATCGATAATCAGATTAACAACACTACAGGGCTAAAGCACAAAACCGTATTGGATATGATAGAGGCATCATCCTTGCTGTTTGCGGTCAATACTTATATCAAAGATCACATCGAGCTAAAAGAACAAGAAAATGTTGACATGGATAAACTGCTACGAAAGGAAAAAAATGAACGATAAATTTAAAGCACACGTTATTTATAAGAACTCCGAGGGCAAGCGAGTGCCAGGAGTTACGACTATCACATCAGAGCTGGGCTGGAATACGAGAGTACTTTGCAATTGGAATAACAGAATGGGGCTTGAGGGGATTGAGACTGGAAAATTTGTAGATGATAAAGCTGACATCGGAACGCTTGCACATCTTATGGTTACTAACCAACTGCAAGGGATTAAGACCAGTACCGATGACTACAGTAAGAATCAAATCAAGGCTGCACTTAACTCAGTCAAGAGTTTTGACGCATGGGCAAGCGATAAGAAGATCGAGCCTGTCCTGATAGAAAAACCAATGGTATCAGATATTAATAATTTCGGTGGCACTATGGATATCTATGCAAAGGTCGACGGCTCGCTTGAACTGATTGACTTAAAGACTGGCAAAGGCATATATGATGAAATGCTGATCCAAGTAGGCGGTGGATACAATATAATCCTTATCGAAAACGATTTACCTACTAATAGAATTAGAATACTCAATATCCCCAGAGCCGACAGTGAGCGATTTGCTGAACACGTAATTATTAATACAGGTGTATGTATGCAGATATTCCTGAACTGCTTAGATAATTATCAATTGCATAAAGAACTTAAAAAGGAGCTGAAATGGTAGACAAAAAAATATACCAAAAAATATTTAATGTTATGTCAGATGTCGAGTATATGCCAAAGGACGGCAAGGTAGAATTTGGCAAGACAAAGTATGGCTATTTATCAGCCGAGCAGATAGTCAAGAATATCCGCAAGGAAATGATAAAGCAGAAGCTTATTATATATCCCTGCCTATGCCTGACTGACAATACAGATGGAAACGGTAAAGACATCACAGTAACTTACCGCATACTGGCTATTGAGGACGGCTCATTTATTGACGTACAGGTTACGGGGGGCGGGCATGACAGCACTGATAAGAAATCATACAAGGCCATGACGGGTGCTTATAAGTATGCACTGCGCCAGACGTTTATGATTGAGACAGGCAAAGATGATCCTGATAGGACACCGTCCGGTAAATCGTCCAAAAGCAAATCCGCAGTCAAGGCGGACGATATGAAAGACCCATTCCGGGATGAACCAACTGATGACTTTACGGATGATATCGGTAAGAGTGAAAAACTGGTAACCGATAAACAACTCAAACGATTATACGCTATGATGAGAGAAGCCGGGATTGAAGTTGATGAATGGGACAAGAAGATTAAAAAGGAATTCGAGGTAGAGCATAAAAAGGAATTGACTATGACACAAATAGATAAAGTGTTTGACCGATTGGATAAAATTATAAAACAACAGAGTTCTTAGGGGGAATTATGGATATTGAAAAAACAAGTAAAAATCTTTGTAAGGCTATAGAAGAAACCGGAGAAGCTATGAGCCAATTTACTAAACTTCAAAAAGAATGGTATCAAAAATCATTCTGGTTTAGATGTTGGGTTAGGTGGGATAATTTTATTTTCTTTTTTAAAAGAGATTTACCTAACTATGTAAGATACGTAATTTATAGAATTAAGCACCCCAAACATAGTTTTATGACATGGAGAAGATAATGCAAATAGAACACAAAATCTTATACTACCTGAAAACTCACTGCTCCGGGGTAGAGCGTGCTATCACAGCAGATGAGCTATGCAGTATATTTGATTTATCCAGCCGTGAACTCCGTCAGGTCAAGCGCAATATCGTGCTGACTATGGACGCAAGGGTAGGCTCATGTTCTACAAGGGGATATTTTTACTGCAGCAATGACACGGAGTTAAAGATAGCACGCTCAGAGTATGTTAAGCGGATTGTGAAATCCAGGGCTATGGTAGATAGGTATGATGGGGAGCTTGAGATTAAAGGACAAATGCAATTACCAGAGGAGGAATTATGAGTAATAAAGAATTGGATAGATTTTTGGCAGAGTTAAGCCTTTTGACTAAAAAACATGGATTTGAAATAGGGGGTTGTGGATGTTGTGGTAGTCCATATATATTTGATAATAAAGAAGATATGGTAGCAGATAATTTAGAATGTAATAATGGTATTTATAAGTGTGATATAGATAAATAAAAAACAATAAAGGAGGAAAAATGTATAGTGAAGAATTTGAAATAGCTTGCGAGACTCAGGCTATGATAGACAAGTATTATGAGGAAGAACTGAAGCGTAAGATCAAGAAGAAGAAAACAATGAAACCTATACGCAAGAAGATATATACCAATTTTAACTATGGGGGTGCTAAATGAAAGAGTATATCTTATCAGCTATATGTTTTGGGGTGTGGCTTATCCCGGTAGTTATCCTGGTGGTGTGCCAATGAGCTGTTATGATTGCGCTACATTCAGCAAAGCAAAAGGTGTCTGTATCAATGGACACATGGGAGATAAACCTAAAAACTATGACAAGCCTAAATGGATGGGCTGTAGCTGGTATAAGAACCCAAAGGAAGATGTGCTAACCTTATTTAAGGAGGAAGATAATGAATTTAGTAGAAAAATATATTAGAGAATGTGATTGTCTTGAAATCCAAGACCTTAAAAAACAACTTGAATATTGTGATGAAGTGGCAGTAAAAGAAAATGATAGTGAATATAAAGATCTGACCTATTTTGCTTTTTCTAAAGCTATAAACAATAAATATCTATTTAGTCATGGTTGGGATAACACTGCTATGATTTATCCAAGAAATAGAGTTGTTTGGATGCCCTCGTTATGGGAGCTGGATAGGGAATTAGGGGAATCCGTAGGTTATAGTTTTGGAGATGCGAGGGTTAGTTATTATGAAAATATTACAAAAATGGATATGGAGGGACAACTTTATTATGTTGCTGTTTTTAAAGATAGCCATGATATGCATATTTGTTCTGGTGGTGGTTACAGTCCTTTCCTGGCAAGAATTCAACTATTGAAAATAATAATCAAGAGGGAAAGATAATGTATAAATATAGATTATGGATAGTAATAATGATACTGACTTTAATTGTAGTATATCTGGCAGTGTTTATATCTGCTAATGATACAATGACACTCCGGCACGAAAGGGAGCATAACCTGAAGATGATAGATGACCTGCAGCAGATTATAGAGGATAAAGATTTTGCCTATACCGCTTGCGATAAAAGGGTAGTTAATTTAGAGCAGGTGATTGAGGGCAAGGACGGCTTGATATTGGAGCTGAAAGTCAAGGAGGAAATGTACCTGCTGACTAAAGACTTATACCTCGATAGCATATATTATATCAGGTGGGTACAGGCGCTTATGGATAAGGCAGGGGTGGCTTACCCGGAGTATATAGTGGATAGTCTTTTGAAAGATGATTATGGGGAATAGCAGTTGCAATTAATATACTAATGTGCGATAATCAATAGGTACACAGACGTATACCGATAGATTAAATAATATTTAATAGAATGGATAGGGTATGGCAAACGCAATCAAGCACTGGCGAAAAGAACAAGATATTACTCAACAGAAATTAGCAGATGAAATGGGTATTGATAGGCCGACACTCTCAAAAATTGAAAATAAAAATATACCTATTGACCCGGACCATGAGTTAGCTTTAAAGATCAGCCGCTATTTAGGGGTTTTAATCAATGACATTATAATAGAACCATCCAAAAAAATAAAGAAATGAATAGAGTGCTTATATCTAAAAAGAAAAGAGAAATTGTTTTCAATAAACTTGATGGGCATTGTTATTATTGTGGCAAAAAATTAAAACGTAAATATTTTATAGTGGAACATATCAAATCAGTGATTCGTGGTGGTAGTAATAAATTAGAAAACCTGGCACCAGCTTGTCAAGATTGCAATACCTATAAGGGTTGTTTAAATGTAGAAGAATTTAGAAATAAAATTTATGATATTCCAGACAAAAATAGACTTACTAAATTATTTTTTAAATTTCATTCCATGAAAAGAAAATCTATTAAATTTTATTTTGAGGAGCATTGATGAGAAGGAGTTGGATTAAATTGTATATAGATCAGACTTTGCGGGGTTCATGTTTTAGTGAGATGTTACCAGAAGAAAGATTTATATGGTTTGGGTTTTTACTTCTGGCCGGGGATAATGCAAGCGAGGGTAAAATATCGGTAACAGAAAATACGGGATATTCTATTGAGCAATTATCAGACCTCTTGAAGTGTGAACCAGAATTAATAAATCGCAGTATAAAAAAAATGGTTAAATATGAAAAAATCCAGGTAGATAAAAAGAATGTTATCAAGATTATTAAATGGGAGAAATATCAATCTGAATATCAAAGACAGCGTAAATACCGTGAGGAATGGTTACAACGTAAAAAAGATTTTAAAGTTACAGCCAAGGGTGATAACGTGGAGTGCGGCGTAGATATAGATATAGATATAGATATAGAAAGAGATAAGAAAAAGAAAGAGAAGAAATATAAATATATGGATAGTGTATTACTAACCAAAGAAGAACATCAAAAACTTATAGATAAGTTCGGTGAAACTAAAACCAATAGCTATATAGAAAATCTTAATAACTATATAGGATCAAAGGGCAAAAAATATAAGTCTCACTATTTCACTATCCTTAATTGGAGTAAAAAAGATATTAGTAAGAAAGAAAACTGGAGAACCACTAATGCTTAATAAGAAAATATTTGAAGATGGCCTTGCTGAATTAGAAGTAGTTTTTAATTTTAGCATGACAAAAACAAGAGCTGAAGTCTGGTATAAATATTCTAAACACATAGAAGATAGTTTATGGAAGAAGAAGATTGCTGCCTGTATTAAAGGCTGTCGGAAGATACCTGCACTGGCTGACATATTGGATATTAAAGGCTACTATGCAGACAACACCAAAGAGTATGAAAGTTTTGAACCCGTAGATGAAATAGAATATAAGCCGATCCCGGAAAGTGTTAGGAAGAAAATAGATAGTATAATTAAAAAAGTTAATTAAAAAATAACCAGCACATTTATTAACAATGATTATGATTGTTTAAAAACTTAACTATTGATTGGAAGTGTGATTTTTCAACTTAACATCAGAGCAGGGTCGCTGGTTTCCTGCTCAATTATTAAAGGATAAGGAGTGATTATGAAATGGTCTGATGAAGAAGTAATAAATTTTATTGAAGAGTATAAGGATATGGAGGATAACTCTACTGGTGGTTCTCTCCATATTTATACCGATGATGGGAATTGTGAAGATGACAGCATAGAGTTTTGTATCGAATATGCTAAAGATGGAAAAGATATATTTGGGGTTGCCTTAGGGAAACTACTATTGAGTCTATCGGTTAAACAAAGGGAAAAAATATACAATAAATTATGGGAATAATAACTAAAATAATCTTCATAGTATTTTTATACCTACTGGCTTTATTAACATATCCACTAATGGTAATTATTAATAAGAAAGAGAGGAAGAAATGAAAGCAAAAGAATTGATAGGTAAATTAGCGATTAGGACGGGTGAAACGGAATCAGGCGATCATAGCTATGTTGACAGCCCACTAAAAATATTAAAAGTAACCGAACATCATATTATTACTTCACACGAGAGAACACCCGATGAAGGTATTTTTGGGGATAAAATTCATATTCTATGTTCCAGATGGCTTGATGACAAATGGATAGATTATAAAGACTTGATAAGTGGGTGTGAAAAATCTAAGTTGCGTAAAGGATTAGAAAAAGTAATAAAGAAATAACAAAAAACCATTAGTGGATTAAGCATAATATTAAGGAGGATATATGAAAGACCTACAAAAATATGTAGAAGAAAATGTTGAATTTATATCAGACATAATAAGTGAGGTAGAAAAGGAATTATCTGATAAAGAGTTTCAATATTTCAAATCAGAATTAGGTGATTATTTTAATGAGATTTAAGGAGGATATATGACACGTAAACAAAAACTTATGAACTACCTAAATGGTGAATTAGAATATACAGTCTTAGCAGGAGTACCTATATTAAGCTTCCGAGAAGATCGGGTTGAGCAAGTAGCTGATGAAATATTAAAAGAATTGGAAATAGAAATAAGATTTAAGGAGTGAAGATGAATAGGAAGTGTAACCATTTTGAGGAAGAAGGATACCATAATGAGCAGGGGTATACTGCTCTCATAGAGTCCTGTGATATCCACGGGATAGATGCTGATTGTGATAATTGTAATGATTTTAAGGAGAGGAAAAATGACTGATTATAGAATAAGTGAGGAAGAATTGTTTGATTTGATAAAAGATACAACTGTACCCGATGAGAAAATTGAAGCATTAATCAAATCCAAAACACCTATAGAACCACTTAATAGGGATAATGTATATAATATAATAAATGAAAATCAATTAGGGAAATTCGACTGGGATACAACAATAGACAAAATCTGTAAGCTATCTCCACAACCAGAACCAAGTAAAGATAATATAGATATAATTGTAGGGGAATTGAAGGAGTATGAAATATCAATACGTGAAGACGGTGTTAGTGTTGAATTAACCGACAAAGACATTGAGATTTTAATTGCATACCCTCTCCTATCCAAACTAAACATAGAATATGCTACATTGGAAAAGCCAATTCCGTTTATCGGTGGACGATTACCTAATGTTAAATTATCTGATATTCCAGTTGAAATAAGTTCAGTAGAGAAATTTGCTACACCTGAAAAGATAAGGGAATTGATTGATAAATTTATGGCTGATATTAATTATCGTTCTTATTCTGATGTAGTAGACGAACTATCACAATTATCAAAGCCAGAGATAAATTGTTATTCCAAAACCGGTGAGATAATAAGTGAGCCAGAAGGTGAAGTGATAGCAGAAGGTGAGCTAAACTATGTGAATAAAGGGTACACTATTTTATGTTTAGGTTTTACAAATAGATATAAAATATTTAATACAGAATTTGATGAATATATAGGCACTAAAGTAGAAGTCAGAATCCATAAATGTAAGGAGAGCAAATAATGCATTGGGAAATTGAACCATATCATAATAACGAAGCTGATATTTGCATACTGCCAGCCAAAACCGATGACGACCATCATAGAGCATTAAAATATGCTCAGGAAATACTTGAAGGCTTATGGGATGGCATGGAAGTAGGGCAAGAAGCAAGTGTAAAAATCAGATTATGTAAGGAGAGTAAATGATGAGTTTAAAAAAGTTATATGTATGTGATAAATGTAAAAAAGAATATAGGGAAAGAGAAATGGTGGGCAATAGGTTTTATGTAGAAATGGAAGTATCTTCCAAGATACATGATTGTATTACTTTTAACTACCATTCTGTTATAGGACACGAACAAGAGATTTGTAAATCTTGCGTATTGCACCTAATTGGTATTGCGTTTGAGAAAGCATGTAAGAACAGAAAAGTATTTGAAAATACAACAGATTTTTTAGAAGGGCACGATGAAGATGATTAGATATCAACCAATAGATAGGAGCAATAATGATATGCCCCAAATGTAAAAGTAAAAATACAATTGCCACATCTTATGATGGTGATGGAAAAGATTACCTTGAAATATTTTACGAGTGCAAAGATTGCGGTAATCAGTGGATAGATATTACAGATGATAGAAAGGAGGAATGATGGATAAGCATAAAGAGATTGAAAAAATATTGGAAGAATTTAAAGTTGTCAGTACAAAGGAATTTGAGGAAAAAAATACTAATGAAAAAAATGACTATTGGTATTCCTTAGAAGAATATCACAAGAACATTGCCACAGCTATAGAGAAAATATATGATATTAAGTATTTGGATAGGGATGAAGTAGAAAAGAAATTAAGAGCTAATCTTAGTGCTGGTCAAGACCAGTGGCATGTGGGGGTTTTTGGTATTCAGAGAGCAGTAGACGCAATCCTCAAACTTGCTATACCAGAATGTAAGAAGTGTAAGGAATTAGTGCATGATAATTGGGGTAAACAAGAAGAAATATCTAAACTTAAAACTAAATATAAGGAATTGGAGAAAACTCTTGATAGGGTAAAACTTGATAAGAAATTAATGATAGAAGAAGTACATAAACTTAAAGCTGAATTAGATAGGTTAGAGATATTAACAAAACAGCAGCAGGAGTGGTTAGGGGAGATAGATAAACTTAAAGCTAAATTAATAGATTGCCATAATAAGAATACTGAACTCAAAGGTGATATCGCAAAGGGTAATGTAATGGCTGACAAGAAAGCATTTAAGAGAATGGCAAAAAAAAGAAGAATATATGCTAATCATTTATCAGTAGTATTGAGGGGCAAGAACATAAAGATTAAGGAATTGGAAAAATACAGCAAAGAAGCCATAGATGAACTTATCCTGGAGAATATTAAACTAAAGAAAACGCTATCAGGGATAAGCAATGGGTTTAAATCATTAGAAGTAATAGGTTAATTAAATAATAGAAAGGAAT